CTTGCGTTGATGACGTGGCGTGCGTTGGGGTGTGTTGAGCGTCAGCACATTACCTATGCTGCGCAGTCTGGTGTGGCTGCGCGTGACAAATTGTTGGATGAGTATTGGCCTGTGTTGCAGGCTTCGGCTTTGGGTGAATTGTTCACTGTGCGTAAGACCAGTGGGCATGAGGCTTTTATGGCGAAGACTGGTTCACGGTTGACGATCACCGCGGCTACTGAGAAGGCCGGCCACGGTGGCTCTCTTGATTTCCCTGTCATTGATGAGGCGTTTGCTTACACTGATGCGAGGTTGGAGCAGGCGTTGTTGCCGGCTATGCGTGCACGTCGAAGGTTCCTGCCAGGCCCACAGTTGTGGATTGTTTCGACTGCTGGGAATGCTGGGTCAACGTATTTGCGTGGCAAGGTTGATGCTGGCCGCCAGTCGGTTACAGATAATTCACTTAGCGGAACTGCCTACTTTGAGTGGTCCGCGGACATCGATGATGACCCCGCGGACCCTGCAACGTGGTGGTCGTGTATTCCCAGCATGGGGCACACCGTTGATGAGACTGCGATTCGCGCTGAGTTTGAGACTTACACGGACATCAATGAGTGGCGCAGGGCTGGCCTGAATCAGTGGGTCACTGGTGCGGCTGAACCTGTGTTCGGTGCGAACGTGTGGGAAGACTTGGCTGATACTGCCTCGCAGATTAGTGGCGAGATGGTCTTCGGTTTGGACATTCCGCGTGACCGTAGTGAAGCGGTGATTGCTTGTGCTGGTGTGCGTGATGATGGCTCGTATCACGTTGAGGTTGTTGATCAGCGCAATGGTGCGAAGTGGGTTGTGAAGCGTGCTAAGGAATTGCAGGACAAGTGGGGTGGCCAGCTCGTTGTTGACGCTGGTTCGTCTGCTGGGTCTTTGATTCCTGATCTTGAGGCCGCGGGTGTGGACTTGTTTTTAATGTCAACGCGTGATGTGGCTCGGGCTTGTGGTTCGTTCCGTGACGCTGTTACTGATTCTGTGTTGCATCACCTTGATCAGCCTGCTTTGAATGAGGCTGTTAATGGTGCTGCGTTGCGTGACCTGGGTGATCAGCAAGCGTGGAATAGGCGTTCTGCGACTAGCAACATTTCACCGTTGATCGCTGCAACTAATGCGCTGTATGGCGTGCAGTCGCAGGCTGCCGCCTCTGGTGAGCCTGAGGTTTATTTCATCTAAGGACCCAGATGATTCTTGTTCCTGATTCTAGGCGTTATGTGTCGATGGCTGAGGGCCGTGGTGCACCGCGCCCGTTTTGTTATCGCTGGTTGTTGCCGGCGTTGTGTGGCACGTCATTGGTGCGTTGGCGTGTGGCCACTGTCTTAGGTGTGTTGCTGACTTGCATTGGTATCGCGTCGTTGTGCGGGTCGTGGTGGCAGGCCTTGGCTGGTGTCATTGTGTTTGTTGCGTTGCCGATGACTGAGTTTAATTTGCGTAACCCTGTGCTCACTGATTCGTTGAGTATTGGTTTGGCCACTGTGTCAGCTGCATTGTTTGTCAATGACCTGATTGTGCCTGCTGTGCTGGTTGCTTGTGTGGCTGGGATGGTGAAGGAATCGGCGCCTGTCTTTGCTGCGTTGTTTGCTTTCACGCCATGGCTGTTGCTTGGTTTGATTCCAGTGTTTGTGCACATGGTGATGGTTAAGCCTGGTGTTGATGTTGTGGTTGAGCCTGGCATTGAGGACACGTTGCGTCACCCATTCCGCACTGGTGTGCGCTTTCACAAGGCAATGGTCTTGGAGCGCAGTGAGTATCTGATCGCCCCGTGGGGTGGCCTGCTTATCGCCTTGACTGTCATCGATGTGCGTCTTGCCCTGTGTGTGGCTGTTGCCTATGGGCAGCTGTTGGTGGCCACTGACACGGTTCGCCTTTATCAGTGGTGCGCACCGTTGGTGATTGTGTATGCGGTTGCGTGTGTGCCTGCCCCGTGGTTGTTGTTGCTGGTTTTGTCCGTTGTGTTTAACCCGTTCCGTGGGGATGGTGTCTAGTCGTGGAGGGTCGTTGTGTTTAAGTCGATCATCCTGCTCGTTCTTGCTGGCGCGTTAATTGTTGCCGGCCTTGCATGGATTCTGCCCGCCCTTGGTCTTATTGCCGCGGGTTTGTGTGTGGGGTTCTTCGCTCTTACTCGTGAGGATGGTCAATGAGGCTAATCGATTCCATCCTGGGGCGTGAACCCGAACGCGCTATCCAGTCGGCAATGGTGCTGTCTGAAACGTACAAGTCTGTGTCTCGTGAGCGCGTGGGTGACAACTTCACGTCGTGGTCAGTTGATGGTGTTGGTGGCAATCCAATTGTCGCGGCTGTAATGAACGCTCGCCTAAACCTGTTTACTGAGGCTGAGTTTAAGTTTCGCAACTTGTCGGATAAGAAACTGTACGGGAACCCTGACCTACTCAAGCTTGAGAAGCCGTGGCCTAACGGCACCACTGGCGACCTGTTGGCCCGTATGGAGCAGGACGTGTTCCTGTCTGGTAACGCTTTTATTCGTGACGCTGGTACGCGCCTGGAGCGTTTGCGTCCTGACCGCGTTGAGATCGCCACAGTCTTTGACAATGAGACTGGTGTGGTTGAGGTCGTTGGTTACTTGTATCGCCGTGATGGTATTGGCGAAGAGTTTTATCCCGTTGAGCAGGTAGCACATTGGGCACCTTTGCCTGACCCGCTTGCTGAGTACCGCGGCATGAGTTGCCTGACCCCTGTGGTGCGTGAGATTAACGCTGACCACGCAATGACTGTGCACAAGCAGACGTTCTTTGATAATGCCGCTACCCCAAACCTTGTTATTAAATACAACACGAAGCTGACGAAGGAAACGATTGACCGCCTTCGTGATCGCTTTAACGCGCGTTATTCCGGTGCCACTGGTGAGAAGACGATGGTGCTCGATGAGGGCGCGGACATGACGATCGTTGGCAACAGCTTTGAGCAGATGGCTTTCACTGATGTGCAGAAGGCTGGTGAGGCTCGTATCGCTATGGCCGCGTCGGTGCCCCCGATTGTGGCTGGTTTGCAGGCCGGCCTTGACGCCGCCACGTACTCAAACTACGGCCAGGCATTGAAGGCTTTCGGCGATAACTTTATGCGCTCACATTGGCGCTCAGCGTGTGCAGCTCTTGAACCCCTTGTCAACGTCCCTGATGGTGCACGCCTTTGGTATGACGTCACTGACATTGCGGCGTTGCAGGAGGGTGAGTCTCAGCGTGCTGAGGCTAACCGCACCAGGGCCACTGCGATGGGTGAGTTGATTCGTGCGGGTTACACGCCGGACTCGGTCACTAACGCTGTGAACGCTGATGACTTCTCGTTGCTATCCCACACTGGCGCTATCCCGACAGCGCTTTACCCGAATGGTCAGGTCCCAGCATGATTGAGTTCACTCGAGCGTATCCACTTGAGGACATCACTATTCGTAGTGGTGGTGATGGTCGCACCGTTGAAGCGTATGCCGCAGTGTTCAACGTGCCGCAGCGCATCGTTGATGGCAGTGGTCAATACATGGAAGTCATTGATCGTGCCGCGTTTAATAAGACGCTGGCCGATAAGGGCACACGTTTTGGTGTGTTTTACAACCACGGTCGCACCATTTGGGGCACACCGTCGGACGCCTACTCAATGCCCATTGGTACGCCGGAAAGCATTGTCGCTGATGAGCGTGGGCTGTTGACGGTTACTCGATACAACAACACGCCTGTGGCTGACCAGGTACTTGAGGGTATTCGCACTGGTGCGATTACCGCTCAGTCGTTCTCTGGTGCGTTTGTGCGCTCGGACATTCCTACTCCCCGCGGTGGCTTCAAGCCTGCTGCCGATGGGTCCCTAAAGACTGTTACTCGAACGGAGATTGCGATGCGCGAATACGGACCTACTCCATTCCCCGCTTATGAGACCGCGGCGATTCTTGGTGTGCGTGCCGAAGACATCGCTCAAGTGCTTGCCAACTTGGACGCTGACCAGCGTGCCGAAGTGGCCAGCCTTCTACAGATTCCCGTGATGCGACTTGACGAAGTCGCTGACACGGATTCCAGCACGTCACTTGACGCCGCTGCCGAGGAGCCGGTCATTGATGACCACTCTGCGCGGACAAACCATTCATTTCAATCCTTGCGCAAACAAGCCAGGGAGAAGGGGGTCCTCTAAATGAGCACCCGAATTGAAGGGCTGGCCGGCGAGCTGGACGCGTTGCGTCTTGAGATCACTGAGCTTGACGCCCTAGAAAACCCAACTGAGGAGCAAGCAGCTCGTTACGCTGAATGCATCACCGAGTGGGACAGCAAGAAGTCTGCACAGGATGACGCGATTGCTCGCGCCGCCAAGTTGGAAGAAATCAACGCTGCACCTACCACGTTCAAGCGTGAAGCCGGTTTCTCTGTTCCTAACGTGATCGTGCGTCAGGACCCATTTGAGAACGTCTCTGACCTTCGTGCCGATGACCGTAGTGACAACACTGTTGCTCGTGCCATCACCGCGTTTGAGACTTCAGGCCGCGGCGTTTCTGACGCTGAGCGTGCAGTCATCATTGACAAGATTGAGAACGTACCTGGTGCAGCTGTGCACGCACTTGTTCACGGCTCACCTGCGTACCGTTCCGCTTTCGGTTCATGGATGAAGACACAGGGTCAAAACTCTTTCTTCAACGCTGAAGAAGTTGACGCGCTTCGTGCGTCGATGACGTTGACTGGTGCCAATGGTGGATTCACTTTGCCAACACTGCTTGACCCCACGTTGATCAAGACTGGTACGGCAACACGTAACCCGATTCGTTCGGTGGCCCGCGTTGTCCAGGGTACGCAAAACGTGCTCAACCTGGTCACTGTCAATGGTGTGCAGACGTACTTTGTTGCTGAAGGCACTGCTTTCACTGACGGTACTCCTGCGTTCACTAACCCACAGATCACGGCTGCGAAGCTGACCGCGTACCTCACTGGTTCATTTGAAATCTTTGAGGACTCCAACCTGCAAGCACAACTGCCAGGTCTGATTGCTGAAGCGTTTGATTACGCTGAAGGCACCGCGTTCATCACTGGTTCCGGTTCGGGCGCACCAAAGGGAATCGTCACCGCGATCTCTGCGACTGCTGCCTCAACTGTTACCGCCACGACTCGTGGTTCGTTCACTTCGGCTTCTGTTGCTGACGTGTTCGCTGTGGTTAACGCTACTGCTCCTCGCTACGAAGACAACTCCACGTGGGTTGCTAACAAGGCGTGGTTCAACACGGTTCGCCAGATTGCTAACCCTTCGGCTGCTGGTCAGTTGCTTCCGCCTGCTGACACGTCACTGCTTGGTTCGCCAATCATCAACAGCTCGGACATGAGCTCGGCCACCACTTCAGGAACCGTCATGGCCATCCTGGGTGACTTCAGCCAGTTCGTGATCTACGACCGCCTTGGTACGACGGTGGAGTTTGTGTCCAACGTTGTCGATGGTTCTGGTCTGCCTTTGGGTCAGCGTGGCTTGGTTGCTTACAAGCGCGTCGGCTCCAACGTTACCGACTTGAATGCCTTCCGCTTCTTGAAGGCCTAGTCACTATCTAGGACTCGCACCAGGGTTAAGCCACGAGCCTCTGACTTTGGTGCGAGTTCTGGGACCAACAAAGTAGGGACCAAACAGTATGCCTAGTAAAGCGAAAACGAATAAGCCAAAACTGAC